TAAGCTAACTGCATAATTGCCCTCTAGTTGTAATTTGGCAAGCAGTTTGACGCGCATTTGAGCCCGTTGTTCCGGTTTCATATCCATAGTGGTCCAGACCCCTCTTCCGTTATAATCTGAGAAAAAGTCTGTCGCATAAGAGCATCGCACATAAGATGGAAAGTCGTATGCTTGTACTACTCTAGTTTTGACCGGTTCGTCTATCTTCCTAAAAGGGAAGATTTCCGCCGGTGATCTGTCAAAGCAGTTCTTAATTATTTGCTCGTCGCTCAGACAGATAGTATTTGCGAATTTACCACGTATTTTCTTTTTCTTACCCTTACAAAGCAACTCGACAGGTTTGCCTGATGTGCTGGCACCTGGCGTCGTCCAATTGTCTCTAAACCGGACGAATTGCTGTATCGTAACTTGCATGGACTGTTTCTTGCCGGAAAACCTACTTACTGTTTCGTCTATTATCTCACGCAGTCTAGTGTTATCGCAACCCTTTATTTGCTGAGAATCTTTTGCGTAAGTGGCAACGACGTCTTTTCTATTTAGTACGGTGTCGAAACCGCCTATAGTGTGCAAGTCTGAAAGGTAAGACCACCATCCAGGTCCCTCGTGTATGTTGAGTCCCAAGGAAACCAGAGAAATGGCCTTAAGATGTTCTATCAAACAAGACTCACACAATAGCGGTATTGTGTTAGAAAAGAAGCTTAAAATTAAAAGATAATTACGTTTTGTGTACGGGTCCATAAACCTGGAATAATCTGATAGAATTCTACTCCATTTTGGACCGTACATGCGTAGTGCAAAAATTGTTTTATACTTGGAGTTTACTCCTCTCCAGAGACTCTGATCTAAAGCAGAGAATGATATGAGCTTTACGTTGTTCGTTCTACAGCAATGTTTTAGACACGGTTCTTTTAAGTTGTCAGTAAATACATCCGTCTTGCTGCGCTCATCTGAGTAAAATGATAGCGGTATATGTGGATCGGCTCCACACTCTGATCTAAAAAAGTTTTCTTTATTATCTTTATTATAAAAAGTGTTATATAATTTATTTACAAAAACATCTTCCCTAAGGGAAGGAGGTATGTGGGAGGTGTTTCGACCGTACGGCATTAGAGTTCTTCCCACTGAGTTAATCTCTAACAAGTAACGATCTTTCCACACTCCCACCATGTAGCCAGGCTGTTCTAAAAATGGTTGTCGTCTTCTGCGACCAGAAGCGCCGAGTTAGAATGGCACTTAAAGTCGAGAACAGGAACAACCGTCGCCATGAAGTAGTTAGCTATCTGCTGAGGTGCAGTTAGACTCATTGCGACACGCAAAATCAACTCT